ATGTGTGGACGCTTTTCACAGTCAATGACGCGTGAAGATTATCTTGCCCTGCTCGCTGATGAATCAGAATGCGACATTCCATACGATCCAGAACCCATCGGAAGATTCAACGTAGCGCCAGGAACAAAAGTTCTGCTTCTGAGCGAACGTGATGATCAGTTGCATCTGGATCCCGTTCTCTGGGGTTATGCTCCAGGGTGGTGGGATAAGCCGCCCCTAATTAATGCACGCTTTAAAACTGCAGCCACCAGTAGAATGTTTAAACCACTCTGGCAGCATGGCCGCGCAATTTGCTTTGCTGATGGCTGGTACGAATGGAAAAAGGAAGGTGACATAAAGCAGCCCTACTTCATTCATCGAGCCGATGGCCAGCCGATATTCATGGCGTCAATCGGCAGCACACCATTCGAACGTGGAGATGAAGCAGAAGGATTCCTGATAGTAACGGCTGCTGCCGACAAAGGACTGGTAGATATTCACGACAGGCGGCCACTGGTACTATCACCAGATGCTGCTCGCGAATGGATGAGACAGGACGTTGAAGGGAAAGAAGCGGAGGAGATTGTAGCTGACGGTTTCGTGCCGGCTGATAAATTTATATGGCACGCCGTGATGCGTGCCGTCGGGAATGTTAAGAATCAGGGATCCGAACTAATACAGCCAATATGAAGTGGCGGCATTTTTTGAATTTTTGTAAGTCATTGAGTAAAATTTTCATGCCCCCCGTATCTTTACGGTCATTTTTATGTGCTTTCCAACATGCTGATTCATGATAAATTGTACGAGTTTTGATAACCATTCTTGGTTACCAGTGATTCAATACAAGGTACATGACATGACTAAAGATCAAACAAAAACAAGATGCAGAGAGCTTTATCTTGCATGGGATGGACGGCACCAGGACGGGCCGGCAAAAGGCATGCTTTTTCAGGCTTATATGCGGGAACAACCTGATTTCGCCTCCTTTACATATGGTCGCGCAAGCATGCATCAAGTGGTACAGGGATGGGTTGACGAATGGGAACAAATCTTCCGGTAGCGTTAGCTCACTATCATGGGGCGAATCCCCTCGAGCAATGTCGCCGCATATTTTGTTTTATATGGCTGCACAGTTAGCATTAAGCAATGATGTTCTTACGCAAGTACTGGATAAAATGAGAGAAATAGGCGGAGAAGTTAATTAATGGATCATAAAAACAATAAAACCCTTAACTCTATTCAGGTTTTACGTGGGGTAGCAGCTTTATCAGTAGTGCTTTACCATTACGGATTTCATCTTGTTCCTGCTGGCGGGGACCTGTCTAACAGACTTTTTTCATGGGGTGGTGTTGGAGTCGATTTATTTTTCGTAATCAGTGGATTCATTATGATAATAGTAACTCATCATAAAGAGCCAGGATTAATCACTAGTACCAAATTTATAATTAACAGACTGAGTCGGATACTTCCAACTTACTATGTTATTTTGTTTTTAACGTTTCTTACTGGAGGTGCAATGAGCACCTTTCATTACGAAGAAAAAACTTTAAACCTAATTAGTGCTCTAACCTTCACTCCATACATTCATGAAACAGCCCCAATGTATATACCAACTGCCGGGATGTTTAACATACGCTGGACATTAAGTTTCGAACTATACTTTTATATAGCGCTTTCTTTTTGCCTTTTATGTAAAAACAGGTTAATTCCATTATTTGTATGGCTATTGGCTCCTGTGATTTTATGCCCAATTATAACCGGAGTATTTACACTATACACCAGTGGGTATAATTTCAATAATGTATACCTTGAGTTCATAACAAATCCAATCATTCTGGAGTTCGGTTTTGGTGTGCTAACAGGATTAGTATATTTACGTATAAAAAAATGCGAATATACACTTCATGCTTTAATTCCATTATTTACTATAATATTGATCGTATTTGGCATAAGTACAAAATACCTAACCATGTATAGTTTGTTAACAGGCGTTGCGTTCTCTGTTTTAGTTTTGATACTAAGCCTTAGTGAGCGATTTTTCATTGGTTCGTGGTCAAACAAACTTGTGTACCTTGGAAATATATCATTCTCTCTATACTTGATACATAATCCACTTGGTGATTTCATATTAAAAACAGTTGATAAGTATACTGTTAACGGTATGCATAGCGGATTTGGTGTATTTGCTTTACTTTTAGCAGCTATCCTTGCCGCGCATTTTTCTCATAAATATTTAGAACTTCGTTTATCTAACTTAACAAAAAATAAACTTGAGGCATTATTTTTCCGTAAATCAGTTCTGCAAAAAAACCTATAATGTGGCTGTGGGCCAATCAATATCGGGAGCCGTACTAATAACCAGTCGTCGTAGTTTTGTCCGAACTTCACGTAAAGTGCTAAGTTCGGATAGCTCGGCGCTGGTAATATCCCCATCATCCTGAGCCTCTGTAAGCTGATTGATTCTTTCCGTCACCACAGCCATACGCTTGTCGCGTTCTGCTGTCGCTAAAGCAACATAATCTATCTGAACAGGTACGATAGTGCCGTTACTGTAGGTAAAATTGCCAGGTTGGAAACCATCAGGAATATTAGTATCAGCGAATTCCACAACAGAACAATTCAGCGGAAACAGCTTTGTTGCATCTTTATCAGCAGCAATAATCTGCCCTGTTTTGTCATACTGGATTTTCAATGTATCAGTTTGGAATAACTTCTGTAATATATACCAGTCAACATCTGCTTCATCGTGGATAAACTGTATGCTGCAGTTCTCTGATAACTCCTGCTGAACAGGAGTTAATTCTGTTGTTTTCGTGAAGTTTTTAAAATGTCTCATTTTTACGCCCCCACTGTATACCACTGGCCATTCACTTTAATCTGTAACAAACGTCGTTGAATCCTGTCTGGAGTATCGTTCGAATCTCCATTCTCAATACCTGTAATGATGTAACCTAACTGGTCTGCAAATCCGGGGGCGCGATATACGTTTCCCTGCTCAGTGGCACCAAATCGAATTGACTGAACATACCCACTTAGCATGTCAGTTGTAGCAAGGAATACACCAGAACCATCGTCATGAAGCATGAATGGCTTTGTTTTGTCGTTCTGGTACACACCGACCATGGTGATGTATTGTCGTAACGGTCTGCCTGCAATATACGCACTCAACCAGCCAGGCCCGCTGCCGATGCCCCATATATCGCCGTAAACATCGCCGTTTTTGTTGAATATCGCATTTCCGGCCTGCAAATTTTCAGCAGCAGCAATAACACCGAGTCGGGTGCTGATATATGCCCGAATAGCCAGGTCTGCTGAGTTCTGAAATCCGATACCATTCCATGACTTAATGTTCAGGTTGTTACCATTAAAACCTGCACCATCAACGCCACCTGTAGCCATCCCACCAGAACCATCACCAACCGTGACCAGAGTGTCGCCACGCATATTTGGAGCAGAAATATCCCCCGTAAATGCAGCGCCTTCCAGCATCGCCACCTTACGCCACGAAGTAATTCCCGCTCCGGTGCCATGACCAAACAATACGTTATTGCCACTGATGGCCAGCACATCCACCACGGACGTGGGACTCACGACCTCAGTAAGAGTGATAATTTGCCAGTAACTTACCTGGTCTGGCGCATCAGGTGCCTGATGTGCGCGCATAAACTGACAGCCTGTAGCCGCCCTGGCACCAATTGATGTTCGGTCAATTGCGTCACTGACAAACGTTCCCGCAAGGAATCGCCCGTCGCCTTTTAAAAGCGCTTCTTTTAAACCAAGGTTTGCGAGACCGTTTTTTGACGTTAATACAGGAGTCCATTTTGCTGATGGCGGCTGGCTACCAATATTTGCATTTTGTAAGGACTGATAAGATTCACCGTTATGTGTGCAGATCGAACCGATATGATATTCCTGTTCTGCATGCCACTCTGGAACCCCCATTTGGTGCTGATACGCAATGAACTGACTCATTGCATACATTGCCGCATTGAAGTCCTCAAGCGAGGGGTGTTCGGAAGCGCCAACAATGCCCCATCCGCGAAGGAAAGATGCCGTGATCTGCGAGGTCAGGTCATCCGCCTGATTTGTTCCACCAAACACGGTTCTTTCCATTCCCTGTGCATCAGAGGCAAAAGCCCGAACATTTCCCTGATATCGTGCAATCTTAGACATGGATTTTCCTCGAAAAAAAACCGCCCTGGTAGGCGGTATTAAACTTGCTGGCGAATCCACTGGCCGAAGGGTTTCGCGAGAAACCGAAGGTCAGACCGGGAGTCACCTGATAAAAATAATCGTATCGAACGCCTGCAGGTTTTGGCAGCAGGCCAAGCTTCACAATCAAGCGTAACTCTTCAACTGATACCCGCGGCGAAACGTTCAGCGCAAGCGTCATGTCTTTTCTGTCGGTCACGTAAGCTTCGCCGTTGAATGCCGTCTGTATAACATCCTGTAGGCTGACTCGATCGTCTGACGCTATCGTTGCACCTGCGGCGTTTCGCGCAATTTTGACTCGGAGGAACCTGCGATACTCATTGTCAGCCAGTTGGTAGTCGCCATATGCAGGGGAAAACTTGCTGTAGAAAGGTGCTCCGACATACGCCGCATTAGATTTACTATCAAAGCCTGCGGTATTCAGATTACCGTCAAACCCGAAAAATACACGGGCAATAACAGCAGGTACGCTGCGGGGAAGCCCAACTATCCGGCCAATCACATCGAGCCGATATCCGGTAACCCGGTCGAGATCAAAATTATCTGGGTTGCGAATAAAATCAGCGATGATTTGCCAGTGCCTGAGCATGGCTTGAATCTCTGACTTTGCTTTTTTCTTTTCCCAGTACTGCTTAATGAGCATTAGCGTGTAGCGGTTAATGATGTCGTCATTCACTGGAGCACCTCATTAACGTCTATATTTTCCACACTCAACGTGAACTTCCCCTGAAAGCCTGGTGATAACTCAGCATCGGTGTAATCGACTCCATTGCTGCTAATTTGCAAGTTAGTCAGCACAAAATTCACACGACCGACACCATAGCCATTCTCATAAAATTCGTTGGCATCCACAGACTCACCGATATGCATGGTGCGTGATACAAGTGATTTTTTGAGAGTATCGATATCTATCGGTTCGTTTTGAATTTTCCGGCGGGCAGTGAGTCTGATATGAAGCGGCTTGTAGATAGGCCGATCAAACTGGAGTTCATGGGCTATAAGAAGTGAAGTACCGTCAGGCCGAATCAGGGTTTCGGTGTAGCGCCCGGTTATGTTGCCTTTCGTTCCCGTTCCACCGCCTTTTTGTTTGACCATGACCTCCACAATTTCCGAGATCGCACCGCCTTCTACGACAAGCCATATAGAATTCGCAGGAATACCCGTTGTTTGATCATCGATTTTCGTATCGTTCTCACCGATATTCAGATCAATTACGCCTGTCAGTTGAGCAACTTTAGCGAAAACCGCACCAGTGCTACCTGTTGCCGGGTTCTCAAGTGACCGGTTCCGGCGTTGCCTGAATTCTTCAGGCGTTTCCTCATCCCGACCGACCACGACCGCGGAATCAGAGATAATGCTCACAATCCCTGGTTCTGGTGTGAGTTGAGTGAAGGTATCGCTCACAAGTCCTGTAACCTTCCCAAAGTTTTGGGCAAAAAAGGTGGCTGTTGTGACGCCCGACGGAACGGTCACATCCTGTCGGATAACCCAGACCTGATTTGCCTGGTCCCGTATCTTGTACCCGCTATAGAGAAGTAACGGCCTGTCTGTTGTGACTTTAAGGTCACGTTGCGAACGTGACCCTGGGCGCAGGAAAAGACCGTGAAATTTGGCAATAATCTGCTGCATATCACCAGTATTAAAATCAGGGTCCATTTGGGAATAAAGCCATTGCAGCGCGGCTTCAATATCCGCTCGCGCCTGAGCTTCGATTGCCACCCGTTGACCGTCAGGTGACTCCTGGTCTAAATCGATATCTTGCCCATAGATCTCTTTATAGCCATCACTCAGCATCTGAAACAAATCTCTGAGTGAATTTATCTCCAGACCGTTATCATTAAACTGTAGTGCCATTCTTCAACGCTCCGCTGACAGGAAAAGTGATCGTCTGCTCGTCATAGACGGTCTCAATGCTGAGTTCGATTTTTTGTGACCGGGTGGCCTTATTGATCTCCATCGCCAGGGCGGTAATGCGCATAACCCCATCCGTCGCCAGCGTCACACGCTCTATCTCCCGCAAAATCTCCTGTTCGGTGTTTTTTTCTGATAGCAGGTAAAGCCAGTCGATGTTGTCATCCATGTTGAGAGGGTTATCGTTTTTGAACGAGCGGATACGGCATTTGGCTTTCTGCGCAATAGCGGCACCGCCAGTAATATAATTCGCCCTCCCGCGCCCAAATCCCCAGTCGTCATTTTTATCCAGTGCTGAAACAATCATGTGATCCCCGTGACAATACCGTTTGTAATTGTGATTGTTTTCCCATCATCGCTTTGAAATGAACCAGACACTCCAGACTTACCGCCTGTCTTTACCTGGGAATATTGAAGTACATTCAGAACATCGCATTCTTCCAGGGTCGTCTTGCCCTCTTTCTGGGTAATATTCCCTGTGAGGTTTAAATCACCCTCATGGTCAGTATCCCCCTTCATCATCCGGTTCTTCTTTGGAATAGCGATCGCGGTAGCCTGTGGATTAACCCCACACAGAGCAAAGCCATCTGAATAATCGTGCATGCGCATTTCAAGTGGTGAAACGAAGTCGCTGCCAGCATACCAGGCGTCATAGCAACGCTCAGAGATAAGGACGAGGCAATAGTCACCAGCTGAAATTGGTTCGGCGATATAACTCTCACCACCTTGCAAAATTACCGGGGGTACTTCGATGAACTCAGGTAGCTGCTTGCTGTTTCCTTTCACAACCCGATTGATAACGGGGACGCAACTGATTGTTTTGTCATTTACAGACGTTATTTTTGCGACAACAATGGTGTGAACATCGGCCAGAGCGAATTCAACCCCAAAGCCGATAGTGTCGTGAAGTTCTTCAACCATATTTTTTCTCTGGGATGAATTATGAAAAAATTAGTTTTTATTTTGGGATTAATTACTGCAACGGCATCACATGCAGGGCCTTTTACAGACGTTGCTAAAGCAAAGTTTGAGAGCGAGATGGTGCAGGCGATACAACTTACTGATATGAGTGATACGGAAAAATCAAAAGCAATATCACGACTTCCTGCCGCTCAAAAAACACTACGTGAAGTTGTTCGTGACGGTTTGAACGATAAAAAATCTTGCCTCAAAATAAAAAAAGACTTCGTTAATGAACAAAAAAAAATAATGAGCACCGAAAAAATAGATGATAGAGACTTTGCGGCTACATCTTTAACAGCCATGGGCGATTATATCGCTACAGTTTGTCTCGATATGAAATAGTCACTTGATTACCCTGTAATTCCCTGCTGGCTGACAGACGACCTTCTGATACCATGATGCCCCGTTGTTCTGCCCACTAGTTTCAATCTGGTATATCTTATAAACCCCGTTTAGCGCGGGGTTCGTGGCACTCTCCATCGCACAAAGACCGCCAATTATCAACATAGGATTAAGTTTCGTATCGAATACGATCTGCCCTTTCGATTGAGGGGCCAGCGTGCTTGAGTCAACCTTCTCTTTGCTACTCCCCCCCGGATCGGTTTCCGGATCGTTAGTGGGCTTTTGCCCCTTCTGGCCGCCGTCATCCTGCGCACTAATCTTCGTAGCCTGCGGGGTGTTTAGCAGACCACTGCGTGCGTTAACCACCGGGATATTCCCGGAGGTGACTTCATTCGACTTTAGAATATGAACCCGTTCATCTTTAATGAAGAAACTTTCATCAAGTGCCAGCATATCAGTAAGAATTTTACTGGAGCTTCCCACCAGAACCTTCGGCCTGATAAGCGCCTGCTGCTTCGTCACAGAGCCTTTTTTCGTGTTTGGCATGTCCTGCAAAACGGAATCGACGACCTGATCTTTACCGCGCACCGTGCGCGATGTGAAGGAGTTGATATAGTCGTGGCCACCATCCTCACATTCCAGACTAACTATGTGAGTAGCACCCTCACGCTTTACTGCCCCGCTTTTAACCGAACCCTGAAATACCTGGCGCAGCTTGCCGTCGTAACCAACCTCGAGTCGAATGGGGATATACTTCTCTTCATCTTCGGACTTAAGCAATTGCAGACGCGTGGGGGGCTTTAAACCGTTGATGGACACACTCAACTTACCCAGAGACTTTTTGCTGACCGATTCAAGCGCTTTGAATGAAATAGTTATCGGTGGCTGAATAATCACAGCCTGGTTACCGATCCCAACCGTCAGGCGATAGTCACGATAAAAAGTTTCCATTACGGTACGTCTCCCCCGCGAATCTCAATCATTTCTTCCGGTGTTACCATGTAAAGCTCACATCGTCCGCTGGCGAAATCATCTGCGCGGTACGGGTCGATACCGGCGTTGTCTGTAGCAAGCACCGCAATATCAAACGGCCAGTTTTTATGTCGAAAATGCAACGTTCCCAGCGACAACTTTACGCCATCGATATAATCATCATTGTACTCTATGCGCATTTTCCACATTTCAACGGTCGGTAAGTGACGAATAATCATCACCGCCTCGCCGCGCCCAAACAACAGAACGTGGCGCTGAATAGACTCGTCGGTTATGTTGGAAATCTGATTCATATTATCTCCCAAGTATTGCGGTAAAGACTGATTTAGATTTCCCACTACCACTTTTTGAATTATCTGCCGGAGTCTGCGCCCCCTTATTCGCAACGCCCGCTGTTTTTGATTTAGCGGCTGCCGACGGCGATTTGAAGTGCTGTTCTATCGGTGCGGTAGTCAGTTGAGTGAAGGAGATTTTTGTAAAATTGGCCTCAAACTTAGTTTCCATAGTCTGATTGTCGGTGCTGATGATCAGGCCGCTTAATGCCATATTTTCATGGGTGCGATAATCCACCTCCACGGAAATAAGCTGCTTGCCGTAGTACACCCCCTCAATGAAGTCGAGAAATTGCTCACGTATCCCTTTTGCGCCACCAGTAGACGGATTGCCCACCAGCCCGAAAAGGTCAGCACCTTTATCAGCCAGGCGCTTTGCCTTTAAGACGGCCTGCTCTGCACGGTTGGCAATCTCATTCATTTTCTGCAACTGTTGCTGCGTCTTTGCGGGGATATACTCCAGCACCTCGCCGTACTTCGAATAATCGGGCATCAGACTAAAAGAAGAGTTTGGTTTCGCATCGACATAGATATCGGCCACAACACCGCTGATTTTTATCGTCAGAGGGCCATTGATGATATCGTCAGACGCGTTACTGCCGTCCTCCAGCATGTCTACAGGAACCTGAGATGGGTATTCAGTAGCGTCGCTCACTCGGGCAAACATTGAGACCCCGCCGATCCCTACCTTTTTAACAGTATCTTTGCCAGAAGATTGCGCTTGCATGAGCCCATCTAGAATCCCCATTACCGACCTCCTCTGCCACTCAACCGGTTGGCATCCTTCATGTTTTGTTGCAGGCTATCTGCCGCAGTATTCCCGGCGACAACCGGATCGGATGTGTTGATGTGAATCGTGTTCTGCTGGCTGACGCTTGAATTGCTTGTCACGCCACCACCAGCGATCCCCACCGCAGCATTCATGCCATAAGGGATACCATCTGGACTCATGCCGCCGTTACCGCCGCCGGTTACCCCCTGCTGCTGTTCATCCTCACCGAACCCGAAGAATGACTTTGTCGCATTCCAGGCATTTGAAGCAGCATTGCTGATCGTGTTTTTAATGGTCTCACCGAGGTTTGCGAACAATCCCATCACCCACTGCATAAATTCATCAAACGGCTTTCTGAGCAGAGCGACACTTTCAGTGAAAGATTTCACGACATCATCCCATGCCCCCTGAAAATCACCTGTGACCAGCTTACTCAGCGCACTAAAGAGCAGTTTGATATTCTCAATACCCTGTTTGAATACATCGATGATGTAATCGACCACCACAATGACCGCGTCTTTAATCGCCAGCAAACCGGGGACGATATCGATCCCCCATGTGTCTTTAAAGAATTCAGCAATAACGCTCTGGCCGCCTTCCATAGCCGTTAACAGGTCATCTATGACGAGGATAACGCCCAGGATTGCTGCAGTGATAAGGACTACTGGAGACATCAGCACACCCATTGCCGTTGCAAGCCCGCCAGTGACAAGCCACCAGGCAGAGAAAGCGATAGTGATAGCAGCGACAATCGGCAGGAAGCGACGGATCATACCCATAACGGAGAAGATAATTTCCCCAAGATGAGCCAGCCCGTTCTTAATGAGATCCTTGTTAGCAATGAGAAAGTCTGTAAACCCATCCACTAGGTCTTTCAGCACCGGCACAAATCCGACGGCAACCTGAAATTTGATACCATCAAATCCTTTCCCTAGCGTGGTGAGAGAATCGTTATAGGCAGCGAACTGATCTGCCTGGTCTTGCGTGACAACACCAAGCGCCTCAGCCTTGTTCTGCAACGAAGATATTTCTTCGCCAGTCATGGATAACAACTGAACCATGGAACGGTCGATACCCATCTTATCCAGAACGGAAAACTTCTCTGCCTGGCTCATGCCGTGCAGCTTGTCGGCCAGTTCACGAAATATCGCATCGGAGTTTTTTACCTGCCCGTTCATATCCTTGAACTGAAGTCCCAGTCTTTCCGCAACGTCTTTAGCTTCCCCCTCTCCGGTAGAAACGAACTCCCCCACTCGTTTTGTCATCTCACCAAGCGAAGCCTGCAACGCATCAACACTTGAGCCATTTACGGACGCCGCATAGCCCAGTGTCTGAATGGTCTCGATTGCTACGCCCGTTTCCCGGGAGAACTGGACCAGCGGATCAATAGACTGACTGATAGACGTCACCCAGCCAGCAACCCCTGCTGCCGAACCAGCGATAGCAGCCCCAAGACCGGTAAGCAGACCAATAGACGCTTTCAGATTCGCATTGAAGGTTTCCTGCGGCGCCAGATCACCGATAAAGCCGAATTTGGTAATAAGCTCGTTAACTATCGCCATTCCGGGCTTTCTCCATCTCGTAGTGTTGAATGTCTGCGCTGATATTCTCGAACTCAAGCATGTCAAACAGCTCTGGTGTGTCTAATTTAACAAGTTCGTGATAGGGGCCGTATCCAGCCTTTGACAGCGCCAGATACATGCTCATGTCGTCGCTTATGTTCGAGGATTTAACGTAAATTTCTGAACGTCTGGAGCTTCTGAACGTGAGTTCATATTGCTCCCGCCCATAAAAGGCAGGCTGATAACCTGAAGAGCTGTTGTGATTAGCATGACGTAATCACCTGGGAAGGATTCGAAGTGTTCCTGCTGCTTGGACAATTGCACACCATCAAACAGAACGTAATCGAACATCAGGCGCTCAATTTCCTCGAATCGTTCTGAGTCAAGAAACTCCAGAGACTGTCGCGATAATTCAGAGGCAATGCCTGTGAAGAATGCAAAAACCTTGCGACGTTTTTTGTGAGTCATCGCTGCAAAGTCGTAGCGGTTGCCGTTAATCTCCGCAAAGCCGTCCTTGTAGACGGCCTTGATCATCTCAAGCGCTTTCCGCTGCTTTTCTTTCAGTTCTTTGTCGTTAACCATGGGATACCTTATACATTGCGCACGACGTTACGAAACTCGATGGTGTACTCCATCAGTGCATTAACGTCCTGGTTGTTTTTTGTTTGCGTCGATTGCGTAGTGATAGAACCAGCCTGTAGATCGTAGGTTTCCTTCAGTGCCGCACCGTCGCGCACAAACGACTCTTTAACTGAGCCGTTAAAGACAACGGGGATCGCGGCGTTACGCTGCTGGTTAAGCCAGATATCATCGTTAGAAAACTTCTGGACGCGTATCACCATCACATGCACCCCGGCATCGACACGCCCGGAGATTGTGACGCCGTTATTCGCACTATTAGCACGACTCGTAAGCGGATTAGATGGCGTCAACGTGACGTAGTCCCCCACGGCGATATCCGTGATGATTCGCCCTTTAAGAACGATAGTCGCGGTATCTGCGCTGATAACAATCTGAGACATTTACCGCTCCTTATTTATTGAAATTGATGATGATATCGGCACTGTGAACAGCACCGGCATTCTTCACTGCCACCTGAACAACCGGGGATTTGCGTTCCTGCCTGTCCGCTGTTGACTGGTCTTTCAGGTCACCGGCCAGCACGTAATACCCGTTTTGTTCGATATTTCGCAGAAACATATCCCGATCCCCGAAGAAGTCAGGAAGCGTCCAGGTACCCGGATTGAACACACCAGCACGAACAAATCCGACTGTGGTCTTTTCAACACAATCCTCTAACTGATCGACACCGTAGTAGGTTTGCGGGACTTTGGTCGGCGTGGTTTTAAGGAGGTTGAAGGAATCCGTCTGCACTGCGTCAACATAGGCCATCAGGTTATAGACGTTGTCGACAAAATCATTAGCGCCGCTCGACAGCACGCAGGGAACGTCTTTAATCGTGGTGTAGATATCCAGGCCTACGCGTTTAGCCTTGTCGATCTCCGTTTGCTCATAACTTTCAGCCGGCACGTTCATCGTTTTGAGGTGCAAAGTGATTGCTGTGCGCTCTCCGTTGAAATTGACGGTATGCGTGCGGGCCATATAGCTGATACCAAATTTCCGGTTGCCTGCTTTGCTGTAGAGCATGCGGAAATTACTCTGGCTGGCGAGTGTTACCGCCCATGCCGGGTTAGTCGGGTCAACTTCCAGAGCTGCCGAACCGGTAAATGTCTCATACACGATTACCGCGTTCGCTTTAGCCCATGAAGCGATCAACGGCACCTGCGCATCGAGAATTTTGTCGATGAAGGCCGCGCCTTTTACGTTGACCTGCGCTTTGAGTTTGCTGAGAGATTCCAGTTGGGTTTCCGGTGAAATCTCTGTTGTTGCACTGCCGTTAGTCTGTGATGCGCCAGAACCCTCAGCAATCGCCAGCAGATCACCAATAAAAGAACCACCGGCGATCGCTTTCGAAAAACCAACCACAGAGTTAGCCCCTGTTGATTTGCTAGTGATCACTATACGACTGCCATCAAAAACAACCGATGCGACATCTGGCGTAATTTTCGCCTGGATTTGGGCAATAACATCTGACAGTGCCGCCGCCGTCATGCCATTAATTGCGGTTACATCGTGCTTCGTGCCGTCAATCTCAATACTGAATGACCAGTCAGACTTCTCGCGTAACGCTGGCAGTACGACTGCCTGAGAAATCTCACCGCCACCCAGTACACCGCTGGTCGCGGGCAGCGTTTCCCCGGCTGCATTCCAGTAACCAACAATCAGCGTGCCGCCAGCAGATACCGGATTAGGGCTAGTCCCGAAAAACACATTTGCAAAAGCTGCGGTGACAGAAGACGCCCCCCAGTCCTGTTCGACAGCGGGTGCGCTTTTGTAAGAACGCCAGCGCTCTGCGGTGCTCAATACCCCCGTCTGGCTGGTAAGAATTGCGCAGACGTTGATGTTATCGCGCGCCGCCGCCCGCCCCTCTTCGAGAAGCGTCACATTAATGACGTTATTAATTGATGCCGACATTTATTGGTCCTCTAAAAATTGAAACTGCGGCGTATCGATGCGCAGCGTCTGCACGTCCCGAGCAGGGGCATACTGAACATTGAAACTCAGGTGAACACGATTACCGTGGGACTGCCCCAGGAGTTGCCCCACATCGATGATGTTTGAGACGGCCATGATGGTGAGAGAATGAGTTCGGCGCAGTTCGTTCGCCGCCTGGCTATAGCTCAACATCAGGAAGTTTTCAGCGTTGCTGTACGCCTCGTCCCCGTAAAACTCCAGGACAATCGCGTGACTGACGGAGGCGCTATAAGTCATCACCTCAGCTTCACCATCAAAGCGCTGGCCTCTAGCCAGAACCGATTGAGGCAGCGAACCATTGACCACGATATAACTGGTGGAAAAGTCAGACGCCTGCATATTCCGACGGTCGAACTTGATCAGTTGCTCGTTGTAGTCCAGAAGGTCACGCACGAAACGCGCGACCACTTTCAGGTGGGGTTGTGTCATGGCGTTGGCACCAGTAGCGGGAGCCGGGTTTCCTCGGCAATGACGGCGCAGAATCCATAATCCATGTAATCAGCCGGGGACACGACCTTGTAGTCCTTCCCGCCCTTCTCTATAAACTGACCGGTTTCAATTTTCAGCCGCGCATGAATCAGCAGATACTCTTTCGACCAGTCCAGGCTATCCAGCGTCAGATTCTCTTTGTTCGCGCTTTGTACCACCGCCAGAATGTCCTGGCTGCTTACGGTTACATTTGGCTCAAAATCCACGGTTTTTTCCGTCCGTGTTTTGAGTTTTACAGGCTGTTCCCAACCGATTAGCGCATCGCTCATATCAAGGTCTGATAAGTCGCTCACTTACGAACCTCCCATGTAATTGTTCCTCGCAATTGCCCTTTATCAATCAGGATCGCCGACGAACCTTTGGCTTTTTTTGTTGCCTCTGTGATATCTGGCCACGTGCCATATCCCGCAGTTTCAAAGGCTTTCACACTGATATTCCGCGCGGTGGCGCCTATCAGGTTTAACGCGGTTGTTGCATCCATTTTCCCAGAGCCTACGGCTTCACAAGCCTTTTCGATTGCCCGGTTAATTTCTGATTTTTTGAGGGTGAATGGAGCGCGGAGAAAAGAACGTTCAGGGAGTGTTATTTTGTGGGCTGCCGTAAAGCCGCTAACCGGCCCCATGAGGCTATTTTTTGTGAAAGTAGCCTTGCCGCCCATTGCCATATATCCGGTGCCGCCAGGGTGATCGATTTCAGCGCCGAATTCGTGCGCCGCCCCAATCTCGATTATTGATGTTCCATCATCATTGGTTTTGTTTCCTACTTTGCCCGCTGGCAAACCAACGGCGACGTAATGCGTTTTCATCGCCTCCAGGTTCTTCAGGTATTCAGTGGTGATTTTGAGCGTTTCTTCCGGAGTCATAGCAAATCACTCCCTGTTCACTACCGAATAGCCAGCACATGCACGCCCACCAGCTTACGCAGCCTCAGATACTCTTGTCCGTAAGAGCTGGACGCGAAGCCATCGTGAACGGCACCAAACCCGGCATCGGGAGCTGAATAGCCAATAGACACGCCTGCAACAGAGCGACTGGTGATTGTCTGGATGGGTTTTCCATTGCTGCTGCCGGAAGGATTGAGCACACCAGCCGCATAAAGCAGATGCGCCGCTAAAGCATGAAGCCCTTGCTCATAGAGCTTGTTCCATACCTTGCGACTCATCTGGTTAGCTGCATCCTGTAGCGCCCCATCTATGCGAGCAGGGGCAACACTGGCGAACTCGGGGTAACGAACGGTGAATTCCATGCTACCCCCTGTGATTACTCTGCCGGAGAGGATTTGTAATCCACATACACCGCGGACTGCGGCTGTTTCCACATCGCGCCACCGAAGGCTGAACGATAGCCACACTCATAGGTCAGCAGATCACGCTGTCGTGCCGCCAGCAGCTCCGGCATATGCACTTCCATTTCGATGTAATCGGCTTCGTAGGTATAGATGGCCAGGCGGGTTTTACCCGATTTGATACCCACCGCGTAATTGCTCGGTACTTTTACGAAGGTAATGTTGAAGGATTCATTACCAGAAGCCTTGCGCAGCGCCGCCATAATGCGATCCATTGCCGCAATCGGCAGCAGGTCAGTACCCACAACGATCGGGTTAGGGTCGAACTTCTGCATGGCGAGCATAAAGTCGCTGGCGTCCATGGCGATATGCGTCGGCTGAATACGGTAACTGGATTTGCGCCAGGCCACGTTGTAAGCATCCAGCACCAGCTTCACGAATTCATCAGAGGTCATTTCGGCGATGGTTTTGCCTGAAGCATCGATGACAACCTGAACCTTCGCGCCTGTCAGCAACCCTTCCTGCCCTTTAACTCCGCGATGGCCTACGTACCCCGCGTACTGGATTGTTGCGAGGGCGTTGGCATACAAATCATCCTGTTTTTTCGTCTGCAGGTTGATGTTCAGGCGCGCTATCTTCTCCAGTTCTTGCTGAGTCCAGGTTGCGGCTTTAGCCCACTGGCCAACAGGCGCTTTCAGCCATTCGATATCACTATCAATGGTTTTCAGGCTGTTGGTTTTGTTACCAATGATGCCGTCTTTAACCGAGCCGACCACTTCGGACACGCCGAAGTCCACATAGTCCAGGGAGAAATCGAGGCCTTCTTTGACCGGGAGAGCCTCGCCGATATTAATCTCCGGCAGCTCTTTTTCCTGTAACTCCATGTCACGTTCGGTCAGCGCTTCCTGCAATACTTCTTCAAAATCTGCTGATACCATTGGCATTTGTTATGCTCCTTCCGCTGGCTGTGCTGCCTGCTGTACGTAACCGAGGGTGATAGCCACGCAGTTATTACCCGCGCTCACATCTTCCACCCAGTAACCCAAATCAATATTGCCGGCTGCTTCTGTGGTCACCTTCCCGGCATCATCACCCGTCGCCACGATGTAAGCCGCCGCGCCACGGGTAAAATCAGCGTCATCGACTGTCAGCGCGCCGACACAATCACCGTGGGAAAAATGTCCCACGTTGACTTGCTTGTTGTGCGGTGCACCATCACCGTAAATATCACGCACCACAATCCCGTGAATGCGTTTGCCAGCTGCGAGAGGCATCACGCCGCCGTCCGGGTTGACAGCTACGAACGTGCCGTAGGGCAACTTCGTTTCGGTCAGGTTCTCTTCCCCCCAGACTTTATCGTTAGAGCTGGAGGCACGTTTAATTGAACCCGGTTTAATAGTGCCGTTGGCACCATCCCAGTCAGTAAATCCGAAAGTCATAGTTATTTACCCCCAAGGCGTTGAGTTGCGGTTTTAGTGCTTTTGTTCGTGGAGTCGTTAAACAGATGAGCACCAATTTCACTGCGTGGCTTCGAGGTGGCCTGAATGGCTGCATAAGCTGCACGGACTTCGCTGTCAGTCATTGCTTTGACCTCAGCATCGTTAAATGCTTTAGTGCTCACCAGTACGGCGGCGCGCACGTCACGCGCTGATTTGGCATCATTGAAGCTAACTTTAGGGAAACGGGCTTTCGCGTCTGCCAGTGTGGTGCTGGTTTCATTGCCAGATTTCAGCTGCTCCAGTTCTTCTTCCAGCGTTTTAACTTTCGCTTTCAGATCGGCGTTTTCGGTTTCCAGAACGGTGATTTTCGCGTCCTTGTCGTCACCACCACCGGCACTGGGATCTTCATCATTCGGCGCTGGTGTACTCGTCGCACCTTCCAGTTGTTTTTTCAGGTCTGCGAGCTGCGCCAGCACTTCCTGTGCTTTAGCAGTGGCCTCTTCAGTCCCTTGCCCCTGTAGTTCTTCCAGCGCCTTTTCCAGCGCGGCAATCATGCCGACCAGCTCATCGGCAGTCAGCGCTACGCCTTCCGCATCCTTCAGTTTTTTGCCCTTCAGAAACGCCAGGGCGTCAGCTAATTTTGCAAACATTGGCTTACCTTTTTTGTCGTTTAACTTGCACTGAGGCCCGTAGCGCCCCTCTGCCACTCCCGCGACGTGATTGCCGCGAATGTTGATGTGGTAAAACTTCCCGCCTCTTTCCTCGAGTTCAGCAGGCTCATATCCAACGGACACTTCACGTATCCCCGTTTCTTCCAGCGTCTCGATTCCCGCGGCATCCGTCAGAAAAACGTCGCAGACCACTTCATCGCCCTCGATGCGAGTGTTGGCGATGTGTCCGGATGCTTTGTCTTTGTGGTCTGCTGCGGTGACCTCCCCGTCGTCGGGGTGCGTTATGGTGAACGGGAGGCCATTGAATGAAGCGAGGGTTTCGGGTTTTGATAGTTCGTCGAGGGTGCGAACAACGATGATTTTTTTGTTGGCATCGCTGCCAGTTAGTCCCAGCTCATGACCGTAATACTCAATCGGTCCGGCGCGGGTGATCGTCGCAGTGGTAATCACGTACCCCTGCGCTGTTCGTTTCCACTTCATTGATTAATCCCATGAGACGTAAGGGAGGGCCAAGCATCGGCATTGGTAATCCTCGCCGGGTTTACCGATGAATGCCCCGATGGTTGAGCGTTTCTTCCACGTTTTGCCGCCGTCGTCTGAGTAGACCGTCGGATCGGAGTATTTACAGAGCATGCCGTTTAACGCGGAATGGCTGTCTCGTTCCCGTTCATCGCCAGTGCCGCCCCACTCATACAGGTCAAGGCCAAGCGCCACATTACGTGCTTCAGTCAGGTCTGCGTTAAGTTTCGAGGTCTGGTCACGGGCGATTAGCCTAGCGCGGTTACGGGTGACGTTCCCGCGCTCCTTGATTATGTCGATCAGGTTTTCATGTCGGCCGCCGTCTTTCATGTTCTCGAAAACCGCCGCGCCGATATCGTGGATAAAGTCGGTATGGATGGAGGTAATCAAGTCAACGTTGTCACTGACTGCCTTTTCCATTTCTGGCTTTATCGCGCCATCGCCGAGCATCCCGGTCAGGTCAATCCCAAAAGCCTGAGAGAAAGTGCGCTGCGTCTGCTCTTTGTTCTGCAGGTTTGCCCGCGCAACGAACCCGGCAGAGAATCGGGCGGCGACCTCCTGAATTGAAATGCTCGCTAATCGCTGCATGACTGCCGCAAGGCGCGCTGTAATCGACAAAGGAGTGGTATCGGGTGCATCGGTGAGTATGGGCTTGTCCAGCTCGTCCAGGAGTGTCTGAAGCATGCTATCGACAAACTCAATCAGCCTGTCCCGGTACCATACCTCTGCGCGCTTGCTGGCGGTTGGTGGACGCATCCGTCGGCGTCGTGGTTTAAGGCGCCCCTGTTTGCGCTCCAGCAGCTGTTTCAGGTCCATCTGCCACCCCCTGCGACTATCGCCTTGATTTCAGCTTCGGTAACAGTCTTCAGCACGCCGCGGTTTACCATCTCCCTGATGGCGACCTCTTCCGTCAGAATTGACGACGTTACCAGCGTATTGAAGCCCGTCGCATACTGGCTAAACCGGTTAGCCTCGTCAGCCTCGTTAATGCTATCTATCGTTGGGTATTCGTAGGTAAGGCTTTCCGTTATGGCGAGTTTGTCCAGCGTGAACTGGTCGGCGAAATCCTGCATTGGACGAAGCCGGGACTCCTGCAGACCGTTAATCGTCTCGTAATAGGATTTATTGTCTTCCTCGCCGCTGCTGAACCCGCTGGCAGACTCACCAAACAGAACCGTTATGGGCCTGTCCAGCGCCCCGGCCAGTACAATCGCCATTTTGCTGATCACGTCAGACAGCCCGGTGAATTGCGCGTTCTTCTGCTCATATCGCCCCTGCGCCTGAGTATCACCAGCATCAATCAATAACATCCCGGTTGAAGACTTAGTGTCTTTCATCACCCTGGCGTATTCGCGCACCTGCCCTTCCTGACCAGCTGCGATCTGGTTATTCATGCCGGGGATAAACAGTACATCGACGTTTGCCTCCTGGATGGTGTCACCGGTGCTCAGGATTGCAGTATCGAACGTTTTGATGTGCTCGTAGGGTGCCTGAAGGTCAGACGTACCAAACTTGGCGCGATCCTTAATGCTGTGATTACCCAGTTTTGTCCGGCAGCAGCGGGAGTGGTGAAATCTGAGTTGCTTCGTCCCGACGTCAAGTTGATACGTTAGCGGTTCACCAAAACAGTCCGAACGTATGTCGGTGATGACATTACTGTCCGGCGTGTACTCACCTTTTCGGAACACCAGGAATTTAACGATATCTTCGCTCTGCAAATTGAGCGGCAAGGCGATCTGGTCATCGGCACAATCAGTGATAGCCACGATTAGCGAGTCACCCAGCAGAGAGGCCCATCCCAGCGCGCTGTGAAAGACTGAGTTTAATTTCAGTTCTTTTTCAGCGTCAGCTATGCGCTGGGTAAGTGAGCTGTCAACGTCGCCCGAAAATTTACGGGGTAACTTCAGCATGTCGTCAGCGGTTTTGTTGATGTACTTTTTCACCACCCACGATTTTTTATACATCGCGAGCAGTTCTTTATCCGGCACGTCGGGCTTACTGCTGCTATACCGCACCGCGCCGATCTTCTCGCCGAGCGAAGTCATTAAGCTAACCAGGCCATCATTCAGACGACCAACGATATTTTTTTTCGTCATTACATGATGTCCAGTGGGCTGAGTGTTTTTCTCTGATACAAATCGCGTAGCCCCTGCGTCATTGCATCGACAACGTCATCGTTCGCGCCGACAGGGAACGTGGTAATTTCCTCGACCGTCTCGGTGATCCACGGTGCGATGTCTTTATGGGGAAGGAAAACGTTACCTGCTTCCCATACAGCGGTGATCGCATGCGCCCGGGCTACTTTGCTGCCGTCCGGTTCGACGGCAACCAACCCTGCAACGGTGCTTTTCAGTGAATCAATAACCGCCGGGCCGTTGGCTTTGTCCTCCACCAGCTTACGTAAGCCTTTGGGGTATTCGTCGGCCATGCGTTTAACGGCTTTCAGCGTTGCAGTAAAGCTCATGCGCGCGCGTACCTGGTGAAGCAGATAAGCATTGGCGCCCTTTTTGCCCCATACCTGACCGACAACGTAGTCGGTGCCTTCACTGTCTTTAAACGTCATATCCCAGCTGTGGATGACTATGTCGAAGTTGGTCGGCAGGTCTTTCGGGAGGTAATACTTGATCCACTCGTCTTTGAAGATGGAACCACCAGCCTGTTTTGGTGACTGCTGATACATTGCAGACCAGAAGTAATCCCCGAGAATGGTTTTGGTTTCGAGCAGCTTTTCTTTCGGGTGCAGTTCAGGCACCAGCGCTTCACCCTGCTCGTTGATTGCAGGGAACGCCAGCACCTTAGCGCGCGGCGTGATTTCCACTACACGCCCGGATAAGTCATCTGTCGCCCAGCGGGTCGCCATGATGATTTCGCCGCTGTTTTTCGACAGACGCGTTTTGAACGTGGAAACGTACCAGTTCCAGATAGATTTCTTAGTTGTCGGGCTAAGTGCTTCTTTGGCGTTTTTTATCGGGTCATCAATGATACCGAGATCGATTTTCTTACCCGTTAACGGACCGCCTACCCCCGCACAAACATACGTCCCCTTATGGTTGGCTATGCCGAATTCGTCAGTGTTACGCTTTACGGCCACACCATCAGCCGGCTTATTGCCCAGCCAGGCGCCAGGGAATATGTTGCGGTATTCCGGCGTGGACATAATGCGCTGAACGTCGGCGTTCATATCCCCGGCAAGGTCAGCAGAGTAGGACAGCGCACCTACGCGCATTTCAGGATATTTTCCGAAGAAATACGCTGGCAGGTAACGCGAAACGATATCCGATTTACCATGCTGCGGCGGCGCACCGAGAATCAGTATCGGGCGCACTCCATTCATCATATCCAGCAGGAACTGATCCAGAGCGTCGCAAACCGTTTGCGAAAACTTGCTGGTTATATATTCGGGGTTGATGTACTGAATAAAGTCGTGAAGGCTGGCCCGGGCATTACGTCGTTTGAGTAACTCGGCCGCTGCTTCCTGCTTACTTACCAGCGATAATTGCGGCGAGCTGCTCATCAGTCAGATCCTCCGCGCTTACTGTGTGATTATGCTGTATGGGCTCACCATTCGGGCCACTTAACTCAGTTTTGGTTTTCAGCATGCCGAGGTGTTGTGCGACCATCTTCATAGCCTCATCCTGATTGCGGGTAATCATTTCAAGGCCAAATTTGCCCTCTTTAATCCCGGCAAAAAGTCGGCGTTCTGCACCATTCAAATCTCGCGTATCGTGAAAAACAGGACGACTAATACCCACGCCATTGCAGCGCGGGCAATCAGGATTTGGATCCAGTGTCTGGTCAAATCCATATCCGCCAGGGTCTTCAGGAGGTTTCCCCCCGCCCTTCCCCTCGACCTTCGCGAGTGCCTCTTTAAATTCAACCGCATCACGCCATTGGTAGTTGAAACCTAGCCCCCAGCAGTAACGGCAACAACCGCGGTGATGCTCAGTCAACTGTGTCGCGTCTGCCGTCGCAATGTCCCACCACCATTTCAATACTTCGTCCTGCGTTATCTTCACTCTTCGCGAGCGTTCGTCCCGCGCGTCGCGGAATGCCTGACTGACCTTAGCATTCCTTAGCAGGCGAGAGGCATTAACGTAAGCCGTATTGCCTTCACCTTTGTAACCAGCCCGCTTGTATGCAGCAGTCCTGTTCAGATCGAGAAGATACTCTTCGACAAACCTGATCTGCATATCGTTAAGGCCGTAATTGCGCAGGTTGAAGGGTTGCGCACTTTCCTGTGTATCGGTCTGCGCATCAGTTGGTGATTGCACATGGTGCGCAGTTTCATCTGCTTGTTCAGTCTGCGCATTGCGCACTTTCTTCTGCGCAGTTTTTTGCGCAGTTGGCTTTTTGATATAGCGCCGCGCAGATATGTAATTCAGTCCCTGAGCTTCACACCAGTCTTTGGGAGAAATACCGGATTTAGCATGCTCGGCGAGGAACTGGTGTTGCAGTGCTCCCCAGTCCGGTTTAGCCATAAATTCCTCTGGATAGTTCCGTTAAACAAGGCGATAGTAATCGTTCAAATTAATGAGGTACTCGCGACAGAACATTTCTTGCTTGTCGGTGAGTGCCACTTTTCTTCCAAAAGGAGTTTGTTATGAGTGATGAGTTTAAAACAGGCGATATTGTTAAGCTCAAGTCTGGAGGCCCGGACATGACTATTAAGGCCTTCTTAACATCTCAGGGGAATTCATTCCTTTGCCAATGGTTTGCTGGCAAAAAACTAGAGCAAGGATATTTCAAGCCTGACTCACTAGAGCGTGCAACCCCAAAGCCGTAATCCCAAACACGCCGACGCTATCCGTTTCTGATGTTTCTGCCTGGATGATGACATATCTTCAATCTGACGCCTGCCTTTATCAGCAGGATGTTGTCGACTATCTCGTTAAAGAAAACAACGAGCAGCATCTCAAGGAAAATGCGGATGGTAACCAAGTGCTATCAACTAAAGTAATCAACAAATTTAGAGTTGATAGCGGAGATGATGTCGTTTGGGTTAAGCCGGATAAATATTGGCGTTATCGTGTTCCAGAAGACGATGACGGTCGTGAGGCACGCGGTTAGTTCACAGGGCGGTCACTCGCCCTTTTCTTCGTAGAAGTAGAGACATATGACTAATTATTGTTCAAGTGAAATCATGGGCCAGCTAAAAGAAAGATGCGTTAACACTCCTCGTCTTTTAGACGGTCGTTATGTCATTGATAGTCAAAATAGGAAGATTGCCAGCTATGCAACTCCTTTTGGAGAAAAATCATACTGGTTTTTCCACACCCCTTCGCTACCTGTCTCTAAAAAAGAGATGCTGAGATCTTTAGACATGAATGAGGAAAAGTTATTCCAACACTCTCTTGTAGAGGATGAATGTAGTGATAAGGCTAAAGCATTAGAACATTTGCTTTCCGACAGCTTAAGTTTAGAAAACGAGTAATCGTTTTTTTTGACTACATTTTTGCACATCTTCTACCAGACTTCATGGAGTTGATGCTCGTACATCATGGCGCTTCAACTCTACTTGCCGGATACCATCTAGTTGGTTGTTTGCTTTTTCAATAACGGCCAGCAGCGGGTTAATCCACAGCACAGCCTGACAGTACGTCAACGCGCCGGCGGCAACGGCACTATCACCGGCTGCGTCAGTGTTCCCGGAATTGGGATGCATTGCGCTGGCACGTAAACGGTTCGCGTAGTTGAGCAACCCACTAGCGACATCAGAAGGAACAGGCAAATCACAGGTCTTTTCACGGCGAAGAATCTCCCGGTATTCGATGACGGTTTTTTCGGTACCAACATCTATCAGCGAATTAAGGCGGCTGGCATTCTCTGCTATCTGGTTAAACCGATTGAAGTTGAAAGCCTGTGTAGTTATCACCGTCGCCTGCAGCGCGTTATCATTACGTAATACCCGATTCTCACTCTGTTCTGTTTCCAGAGCTGAGCGGCTACGAACCAGTAATACGCTAAGCACTGCAATAATGATTACGACAGCTACCAGCAGAATCGCAACAATCGTAATTTTGCTGGGTTTCATCAGAATACTCCCGGAACTGATACTGGAATGCCAGGGTTAAGCGGTCCATATCCATCACTCAGATTTTGAGGTTTATCTGCCCACAGGCAAACTTCACGCTCAATCTCACGCCGGGTGATTAAACCCTTCCACTGTTTGCCACCAGCATAGATCCAGCGCCGCAGTTGTTCGCATGCGCCCTTTGAATCACCCTGGTTGATTTTTCGTAGCAGTGTGGAGGTTTTGAAATTCCCCGCGCCAACGTTATACACAAATGAGTACAGCGCCCCTCGCATCGTTTCGGGAATCGGAGCGTTGATATATGGGTTAATCTGGCGGGCGACAATATTCAGGTCTTTATCCAGCAGCGCCTGACATTCTGCTTTGGTGTAGGTCTTGCCGAGGATAATATCTTTACCAGTATGGCCCCAGCATACCGTCCACACCCCAACAACATCCCGATAAGGCTGATAGCGCACACCTTCAAGGCCATCATTACCTGTTGGGCCAGTAATCAACGCCGCAGCGATAGCAATAGCGCCAGCGGGTATAGCTGCAATAACGCTACTCTTCAGCTTTGGTGGCATACCCATTGCGCCGATCCTCCCGTTCTTTCCAGCGGAAATACCAGTTCACTGCACACGTAATAACAGTGCATGCGATACCGACAATAATTGCCCAGTCGCTCAGGCTTAACCCTGCAATTCTGTCGGCCAACATCCAGGAGACCTCTTTTGCTGTTTTAGCTGTTTCGGCATATGCCTTCGCTGATACACCGCAGCCGGTGAGCGTGGTTCCTGTTCCATATGAAAGTCTGCTGTAAATGGTGCTCATTCTGGTCATAGCCTCACCTCCGATTTTTCGGATGGCGCTGTGTGTGATAAAAGGGTCAGGCTTCACGGGCTGGATTTATCAACAAAGCACGTAGCGGATGATTCCCATGAGCCTGAAATAAAAAAGCCTCGCGCAATGGCGAGGCCTATTTAGATATTTGGTGTATTTATGCTGCTTTTGTCGTGCAGATTGTATCAAAAAACTCTTTAATTTTTTTCAAAGCATCGATTGCACCAGCGGGGACACCAGGAGACCATCCCAAAACAAGAATTAGCGCTGTTAGAACGACTGATACTTTACGTTTTGAATAGAACTTACAAAACTCTTCGATATCAATCTTTGCCTTGTCATCAACACCGCCATCTTTTTCATATTCTTTGCTTGCGTCAATTAATGCTTTGAGTGCTTTGATGTAGCTTTCACTTTCTTTAATAGAAGCCATAGTTAACTCCAGAGATAATTGTTCTAAAACAACCTATGAATCAGGCTCTCTGAAAAACTATAGATACCCCCACTCCATACAATCCCCATAAGAAAGTATGAATTATACGCACGCTGAATAATTACGTTATTAAGCATATAGAAACGAAAAAACCTCGCACGATTGCGAGGTCTTAAATGCTCATTTATTGCCAATGCATGCAACAATGGCACAATATCAGATTTACACGAAATATATGCCAATTAGTTCATTTCTGCAATACCTTGCTGATGATTTGCTGTCTTTTGTCGTGAACGTGATCGCGAAATTTGAAATAGCGCCTGGATGTCGAGCCCCTTATACAAGCTGATCATTGCATCGTAATGCTCCACATAATTCTGAGACCAGTTTGTTTTGTTAACGCCCACCAGCGCAGCCAGATCGCCATACTGATACGGATCCTTTCCGGATAACTCCCCTTTCCCATCCTGCGCCCCCAGCCATATTAACTGACGCAACCGGCCGATAGTCTTCTTCGCCACCCTCTTCCCGGCAAGTTGCTGGCTGAACTGCTGCCAACCCCACTGAGTGATTTCCACCTGATAGCACCAGCGTACGTTCTCGCTATAGTTCCATAGCAGCCAGGCCTTTTGGTGTTCTTCGAGTAACATCAGCGCGCGACGCCACGATGCCGTTGAATACTCAACCGGCTGCACTAGGGGAATATGCGAACCCTTGGCATGCGACTGCTTGCCGGGGATTGGTGGGTTATCCAGAGTAATCATTTTCCCGGTTACTTCATCTAGTACTCGAGGCTTCTTACGTTTAAACGTTCCCGTATCAAACTGGGCGTTCTCCAGCCAGGCAATCAACTGCCCTTTGGTAGCCCCACTCAGATCGGCGGTGGCCACAATCAGCTGCTGGCGGACGTATTCGAGAAATTGAGTGTTCATGCAGCACCGCCTATTGTTTTGATGTAATTCTTCAGTATTCGGTAGTCCGTCAGCACAGAGCCGGGAAAGTGATATAAGCGCAATCGTTGCCAGCGAACGCGAAGGACCTCAATCAGTTCTGGTGTCATGCAGCCTCCCTGATTTTGACGAGTTGACGCCTCAGGGCGCCGAAATGTTTTCTAATGGCTTCGAGCTCTTCGATGGTGTATCGGTGTGGTGTGTTGTTGTTTTCGAGCGCCTCGACCCGCTCAGGGCCAATTTTCTCGATAAGGCCAAGGCGGTACTGCTGCTGATTACCCGACAACTGCACGTTACAGTGGTGGCACTGTTTACTGATATTGTCTTCGTGATAGCGGAGATGTGACGCCTTACCGCGTGACCGGTAGTGACCAGCTTCCCACTGGACAGTGTCGAATGTTCGGCAACTGATGCACGGCAGGTCATGGTCACGCTCTCGGATGTAGTCATTAACGGCGCGCTGAGTTAAATCTTCCCAATGCCTCAGTGGTTTTGCTGCGGCTTTACGCTGGCGCCAGGCTGCACGGTCTTTCTTCTCAGTGGCGCGCTGCTTGGCAGACTCCTTGCGCTGTGCTACCTCCCGGGCTTTTCTGGTCTGCTCCTTGCCGACGGCGCTGGCGCACTCGTAACCGCAAACGGTCTGCGTTTCACGCACCGGATGGAACCACTGGCGGCATTCTTTGTTAGCGCACTTACGGCGCGGAAGCTTAGCCATGCTCAACCCCACGCCCTGTTTTGCCAGACCTTACTCGGGCGCGGCGCTTTCTCACTTTCCGGCAACTGCACGCTGACAGTCCAGGTGATGTTGTCGCGATTCAGGCTACGTTCTACCGTGGCGCCACGACTGCGGTAACCGGCCACCAGCTCGTCGGCCTGCTCGGTTGTGCATTCGTGATGGTGGAACCAGGAGTATTTCATCGCCATCACCCCGCAAAGCTCATGAGCTGCGATGCGGCGTTTTCCGCTTCGCGCTGGTCCTTGAATGCCCGGGACAATACCCAGCGCCACAGAACATCGAGCGCGGCTTTGTACAACTGCTGGAACTCGGTTTCGTCCATGTTGGCAAAGGCAATGCTGCGGGGATGTTTGCGAAGGGTGCCGTCAGGAAGCTGAATAGCGTCGTAGTGGCCGGACTCGACGATCACCCATGCACGGTATGCGTCATAGGATTTGCAGATGCTGATACTACCGGCTCGCTTATCTGCGATACGGTCGAGATATTGCTCGGCAGCATTCAGGAGTGCGGCTTCGCTTCTCGCGAATGAGGCAAGGAACTTGGCATATCCGGTTACCAGCTTGCGTTCGTTGGAAGAGATCGCCCCGCCAGTAGGTTCCCAGTATTCGAAACCGAGATTGAGTAACGCAAAGAATCGACGATGGAACGCCGGGTTGCGTACCTGCCGGAACTCAGCCACCAGCACGGCGCCGAGCTTGATTTTTGATTGCAGCAAATCGCTGGTCTCGGGCGTGGCCGGGATCAGGATTCCTGATGACTGCTTGATTAGTTGTAGTTCGTGCGCCATGGTTTCTCTCCGTGGCGCATAAGGTTGTCAGTTGCTCAGGCTGACACTGACATTATGTACAGGTGATAATGGAAAATCAAAATTATGTACAGAAAAACTCTCTGTTTTCATTCCACAGCGGTTCTATTTTCATGGCACTCTGAATTGATCCCAATGGTTTGTATGCCGCATCGGGAGGAGCCCCTTTTTCAAAAGATGCTAAAATCTGATGATCGAGGATGTTTTTGAAGTACTCCTTCGCATCAATCTGGGACAAATAGCTTTCACCTGATAGCTTTGTTATTTCATTTTTGGCTGTTTTCATTGCCAGCATGATGTTAGCGAATTGAGCAAACGTCCACTCCGCATCATCTTGACCTAGTGCTGCTCCATTAGCTCTACCGGCATAAGCATCGAGTAGATCAAGTTTATTTTTCCTCTTCAACTCGATTAATGATTCATTCTGATAGCGAGTAGATTTTTTTGTAACTACGTAGCTTAAGAATGCTGCTACCGCAGCGCCAATAGCACCAATGGCACTCCAAAACTCCGGACCATAACTCATTTCTATTCCTCCCTTGCTATCGATGAGATCACCAAAGGCATTGATTGCAGATGAAATAACAATCAAAACTACACCACACAGAATATTGATTGATACCTTGCGCCCTTCTTCGGAGGTAACTGCTGTTTTTCCATCCTCATCAACGCCTCCAAATCCAAATGCTTCTGCATTGGAAATATAAATACCATCAGAAAAAAGTGGGGAAAGCGTGAGTAGTGTACCAATCATAATCCCGATACAGCCAAATCTTGGTAATAGACTCCATTGGTTGAAGTGGTGTGAAAGCCACATTCCAACCAAAATTGTGATCCCCCATGCCGATAACATGATTTTCCTATTCGCTAGCCACTTGATGTAGGGATCTAACGGGTGAATATCATGCTTACTTCTATATTGATTGTTCATGTCCCCTCCTTTTGAAGGGGAAGTATATCAAGCCACCTGAACCTGCTCATCACACATTTCCGGTAGGTTCGCCCGCACCGGCGCTTCGGCAAAGGGCGACGGCGCTGCATTACCACACCTCGCAACCTGTTTATCCTTGGCGTACTTCACACCACGGTAATCCTTGATCGATGATGTACCAGTCCGGGAATCCCTGCGCGCGTTATAGCTCATGTGGTTGCAGCATGCGCGTGTCAATATCAACGATGCGGTAACATATGCAGTCTACTGACAATGGTCATTCGACCTCCTTAACGTAACTCGCTGAACACAGGAAATCGCAGGTGCATTTCTGCATCTGTGACAAGGTGAGGAGTTCAGATTGCGGTCGCATTTAAGTCCCCTTAAATGCGCAGAAGTCACCGAAGTTGTTCAGGCTCCGATGACATGGAGGGTTGATTTAAGAAAATCAATTTGTGAATAGTGACAAAATTCTAATTAAGGCATCCAGCCTTCGCCGCAATTTCCTGTCTCTCTCATCCACTCATGACCGCATTCTGAGCACTTGTAATAACGCTCGTTTGCTTCGCGTCCATGATGGCTGAAGTTAACAGATTTATCACCTTGCAAGACCATGCATGCAATAGGAGGATCCCTTCGTCCGAGAGGTTGTTTATTACACACTTCACAAGTCATAAATTTCGGGCCTCACACGTTGTTCGCCTGTACAAAAGATTATACCGACAAAAAAATGATTAAGATGCAAGCGAAATGTAAAACATGTGTATAACTCTGAAACCCGTCCTCGGTGATTTATTTTTTAGCGTCAAACCCTATATAATGGGACGCAACCTCAGTAAATTTACGAACAACATCCATGGCGAAATCACCTCTCTCAGCAATTTTCCAAACCCAATGTACCACCTGCTCTGCGTTCGTTAGGCGGGAAAGAGGAATTGAATAAACCTGACCATGGACGTCTACCACCTCAAGCTCATCAAGGCATACCTTAACCAGATCATCAAGCTCTCTTTCTCTTTCAAGAATCCTTGTAATGCTAATGCTATTTTCCATTTCCACCTCCTAATAAGCTATTTTGAATTTTGATCAGCCATTTCAATGTAACGAGGATCCGATGGCTTCGGTAAAGTTATTGGCGCTTCCCGATAAAACTTCAACCTCTCCAAAAAATAATCTCGCAAATGCTCTGGTTGCTCACGCGCTACCTGCTCAGCGACAACCGGCATATTCATGCGCTCTTTGTCCGCTACGCCACTGGCAGCAAGGTCTACGTTAACCTTGTTCTGCTCTTCTTTCGATTTTGATGCGATATTGTACTTTTGCACAAAAGCCTCCTAAATGCTGAAAAGTCTCTAACATTAGAGATGCTCTAGTTTCAAGATTTGCACAATTGGCACTCAGTTTGACTTCATGGTGCTGATCCTATCCGCGGCAGCAACACTATCAGCCAGCATTTTCAGCTTTCTGGTCGAAATGGGGCGCTGCCCATTCTTTTGCATTTTTCCAGCTGCGTTCCATACCAAACATCCTGGGCCGTTATAAATTTCAGTCGTAAGGCCATCTTTCGACAAATGCAAAACAAGTAAATGCTCTGGTTCCGAACTTAACGCAACGCGATTAACCTGAGTCGTTTTAATTTGAACTTCCTTCCCACAGAGGGAAATAGCATCATGGGTTTCGGCACTAGCTTGGTGTAGCGTTAAGCCATACGTCTTCGCAGCACTGGCTTCACCAATACTACCTACAAGATGCCCGTCCAGTGAGAACCGGCACCCTGGATGCCGCGCCTCAAGTTCACCAACAATGTCATAAAGCAAACAAATCAATTCTGTTTCTGTTTTACATTTCAATTTCGCATCAATAATCATTGTTCGATCCTTGTGATACCACGCTATCCATTTGATTAGGTCATCATTTGATGAGATAGATTCCGCCTTGTAGGTCAAGCTGCGATTTGCTTCGGTTAGCATAGCTCTTAAGCTCTCCCCCCGTACCTATGCCTCAGTAGCGGTGTCGCCTCGCACAGCATTAAGTTCCGTAAACTATCAGATTTAAAATGGTACTTCCGGGTTTTAATAAAAAAATGGCCCACAAGATTTTTAGACTGCCAGTGGTATAATGTTGCGCAATGAAGGTTGATCTGCAAGGATAGAAAATGGATATATGGGATTTAAATAAATTACTGATATTTATAGCATTTGTCATACCAGGCTTTCTCAGTATGAAACTTTATAGCGTCTTGCATCCCAGTGTGCAACTAGATACATCCAAGACAATTATAGAAGTTGTCTCGTACAGTTGTGTTAACTATGCTATTTGGTTTGTACCCATTTATTATGTCGAAAAGCTTTCAATCCAGACATCCCACGGGATTTTATACTTTATATTTTATTTAATCGTCCTCTTTGTAAGCCCCATTATTCTTACCGTTTTCTTTGTCTGGATGAGGTCATGGAAATGGCTTTGCCGTTTACTCCCACACCCTACAGGACGTGCCTGGGATTATTTTTTTGGTCTTAAAGAACCTGCATGGGTAGTCGTCACCCTAAAAGATGGGAAAAAGATCGGAGGAATGTACTCTTCGGACTCATTTTCTTCGAGTGCTCCAAATCCTGAACAATTGTACCTCGAGGAAACTTGGGAAATAAACGAGGATGGAGGTTTCGAAAAAGTCAGGACGGATACAATGGGGATATTGATACTTTCAAAAGAAATCGAATGCATTGAATTCTTCAAATTCAACTACACCACACAAAGTAACTCATAAAGGCGGATTTCATGGTACAAGAAAAAAATGGTAGTACTCAGCTTAAAGATGGGTACCAGCCGGAAAAACGGGGATACCAACCAAAGAATGATGTTAACAGTGGTTATAAACCACCAAAACGCACAGATCAACCAGCGCCGCCCCCAAGAAAACCTTAGGGACATTAATTTAGTAAGGGTGATTTATAATGAGCAAAGAAAAGCAATTTAATCAGGACGGCTATCAGCCAAGGGATAATCAATATGGCTATCAACCCAAATCCCAACCTGTAGATAAGGGGTATCAACCAGTAAACCAAATTGTCAAACCAGCACCTCCACCGAAGAAACCTTGATTACTTTAATCCCCTCGAAAGAGGGGATTAAAGTATTAGTAAGTGACACGCGCCACCGGCTCACCCTTCGCCTTCAGCACTTCCCGCAGCTCTCTCAGCCCTTTCACCGCATCAGCAATGAAATGGTCCATGCTGCTGCCGTTGCGATACTTGAGAGAACTCTCCAATGCTTCGATAACGCGTTCAATGCGCTCAGCTGTGAGTCGTCCGTTTGCCGGGTGGTTAGCTGGGTCTGTTAAGTTGATTGTCATGCTGCACCACTTTTAACGAAAATAATCCAATGGGTTTTATCGTTCTTACCAGTTCGCTGGCCAATCGCTGGTTTCTCATCAGTGAGCGCCAGAATCTGGCTAACCGGTATCTGCGTTTCGTTCCATTTGAAGATAAGAACACCGTGTGGTAACAACACGCGGAACGCCTCTTTGAACCCGGCTCGAAGGTCATCACGCCATGTATCTTTGTTCAGGCGCCCGTACTTTTTTCCCATCCACGCGTTATCGCCGACCCGCTCAAGGTGTGGCGGGTCAAACACTACAACCGGGAATGATGCTTCGGAAAACGGCAGCGCGCGGAAATCCGCAATCAGGTCAGGGCTGATTACCAGGCGGCGACCGTCGCAAAGGTCATGCTCTTCAGCGCGGATATCAGTGAAAACGGCGCGCTCGTCCTGCTTATCGAACCAGAACATGCGAGAGCCGCAGCATACGTCCAATATTGTTTGCTCTGCCATCATTCCCCCTTCACGCCAATGCCAGCGGCAGAACGTTCGGCTTCACTTTGTTCCCAAAACCACTTGTGAAGCGCCAAAAGCTCTTCGTCAATAGGAGTATATTTACGGTCGAAGTACACCTGAGCGTCTTTCTCTGCTTCGTCTGGTAATTCACCGGGCCCAAACAGCGTGTTATAAATCCATGCCAGTCCACTCTTGGCGTCGCCAGTTGCCTGCCATTCGATAATCGCAGCCTGCATGATCAGAATGTTTTTCCCGATTAACAGGTCCAGTTCTTTGTACCGGTTGCGAATGTATGCATTCTCCGCCGCCAGCTCCCTGCACTTGCTCTCGGCGTTAGCTAGCTGTACTGCCAGTTCTTCGTAGGATGGTTTCATGCTGATGCTCTCCCGTAAAACGCCAGAACTCGCTTCATCGCCGGACTCGTGCGGCACACTGATGTGACCATGTTTTTTCTCATGCTCGATTTGAGCTGCTTGATATTCAGCTCCCCGCCGGGTTGCAGCGAATAGACCGGGCGATGCGGTTCGCCAGCGCGAATAACTACCGCTCTTCGTACCAAGTGGAGCAGCAGGTTGTGTGCCTTCTTGCAGTCACATCCCAGCAGGCTCTGCACCTGACGCGGAGTGATGGTCTGGTTAACCCGAAGGAAATCAACGATTGCCCACAGTGATTTGCTTGCCATAGTGCTTTTCCCTCGAGGTTATTTAACGATCCGGAGATGGCCAACGTTCTTGCGATAGCTGCCCCAGTCAAAGTTCACCCACATCCCGCCATCCATCTGGAGGCGATCGATAACCCGCGCACCCAACGCGCCGAGAAGTTCGTCGTGGTTCAGATTCGTCAGAACACCAACCGGACGCATCGACGACAGACGACGATCGATAACCTGATTCAGAATGACTTTCTCCCCGTTGCTACCGCGCTGAATACCGACCTCATCCAGCACCAGCAGATCGACTTTGCAGAGGTCATCCAGAAGTGAAGCCTCTGACTGGCCACCGTCGTAGCACTCGCGAACGCGCAGCATCAGATCAGGGATTGTCACCACCAACACAGATTGCCCACCGGACAGGAGATGATTCCCGATTGCCGCTGCCAGATGGTTTTTCCCGGTACCGGGCCCACCACTGAACACGAAGCTCGCAAAGCCAGCCCCAAAGTTCTGCGCGTAGCTTTTCGCCATGGTGTAGGCCTTGCGCTGTTGCTCACCGGATACTTCGTAGTTGGCGAACGTGCAGCTGCGATGCAGACTCTGGATGCCAGAGCGGCCGAAGATTTTCTCTGTGCGCGCTTTCTGATTCAGCTTGTCCAGCTCTTCGCAATGTTTCAGGCCTTCTTCCCGCTGCCACGCCAGCAGCTCTGCTGCGCTGGTGAACTTCGGCTGTATGCCTGGTGGAATGAGTTTCTTCAGGCGCTCAAGAGCGTTGCCGGAATTAACAATGTTTTTCACCGTTACCCCCTGAATCCGGTCGGAATGGTTTTATCTGGCTCGGAAATGCGATTCACATCCCTGCCCATTTTGCGGTCGTTGAGAGCGAATTTCGGTTTGAACAGTCCCTGGTACCCGTTTGCGATACTGGTGTTGATCACATCAACCGGGTCATGCCCTTCGTCCAGGCAGGCCTTCAGCAGCTTGAAGGCTTTGGTGACCGTCATTTCGGTCTTGATGGCTTTGCCAGACTGCTGGCGATAAGCAACCCACTCGCCCCAGGACACCGAATCAAGCCACTCAGGAACGGGAATTGTCAGCGGGTCAAACTTATCCTTCCCCTTTGGGGGATTAGAGGGGGTTAGATCTGTATTTATATTTGTATTTGGAAGAATGTCTTTGGTGTTCCCTGTTTTCAGGGATACCTTTCCCTGTTTTTGGGGATAGTTATCCCCGTTTTCAGGGATGGTTGAGGGGGTAAAATTGCTATCCCCGAATTCAGGGATGGTAATAACCCATGTAACAACTTCAGCAGCAGGAAACACCGCTGGACACTTCGTGCAATTTGGCTTGGTATACGCCCATTTATCCAGGCTGGTATTAATCCCTATGTATCTGGTTTGCCCAATACGGCGCAGGATGATGATGTTCCGATAGGCCAGGCTCAACACGGCTTCAGATACGTGTTTCACCTTCAGCGTCGTTTTGTCTGCAATGAGGCTATTGGCGATGCGGTCCGAACTCTTAGACCAGCCATAGGTCAGACGAACGATAGCGTTCAACACCCGGAACTCACGCCCGGATAGTTCGACGATACACAGGGCATCCTGAATCTGGTTGGCCAGGCGCAAATAGCCTTTCTCCAGATCAGCCATGCACCTCTCCTGTTTCCCCTGCTGTGTGGGGAATTTGAATATTTCAGCGGTATTTGACATACTGTTCACCGCAATTACGCACAGTTTTTGCACCTGAAAGCCGTTGGTGTTCGAGCACCGCGGCTTTCGCCATTTTTGAACCCGTCATACAACCCCCAGCATCATCTGCACCATCTCCATCAGCGGCCCGGTTAAGCCAGGGTCAACGCGGTACATCTCAACGATCCCCTCGCTCAGCTCTTTCAGCTTCTGATGGCGTGGCGCATTCATCGCGACGGCAATCTTCGCTTCGCTGGTTTTTTTCCCCAGCCTTGCCGGGGGAGCCATTACGTTGTCTTCTGGTAGCAGGCGGCTGCGGAACTCGAGCGGCAGAACAGCAAGAATTGCCGGAGTCAGTTGGCGAACGTTTTCGCGGTACCGTTCGCTGTTGAAATGGTTATCCAGGAAGCGGAAAAGCTTCTGACGCTGTCGGCTGATGTCACCAGGGAAAGTGATCTCGCCCCCTCCTTGCGCCCGGTACTCTTCGATGATCAGTGCAGAGACGACATCCTGACCATCTGCACCAGCCCATGCACGAACGGCATCACGAATCTGGTCATGTTTATCCACTGAAACAGGTTGATTGCGATTTATCATCGCCATCGGTTGAAACCCGGTATTTTGATGAAGTGATAGTGATTGCATTTGCAGTCCCTTGATGGTTAGCGCCGCCGGTCAGACGGCTGAATGTGGATGCGGAAACAATTCAGGAAGGTCGGGACGGAATTCATGAGCATGAATCCGTCCTTCGCTGGCCTTTACCAAAACAGGAACATGGATCGGAGAGATTTGTTTTTTCCCATTTAACCAGTCACAGATCGTGGATTGGGCCTTACCACATCGCTTGGCTAGCTCTTTCTGACTACCAGCGATTGCAATCGCTTTTTCTACAGCAGAGTTTTTCATAATCGCTCCTTCTATCAATTTGGGTTGATTATGTTTATCGCCATAACGAATGTCAATCGCCTATGCGATTTTTTGCTTATTCATCGCTGCGGCGATAATATTTATGAAGGTTATTAGGGGAGTATCTTTAATGAGTTTTTCTGAGCGGTTAGATCGCGCAATGACTGAGGCGGGTTATACACAGGGCAAGCTTGCTAAGGCCGTTGGTATGGCGCAGTCAAGTGTTAATAAGCTGCTAAATGGTGCATCAAGCTCAAGAAAAACTGTCGATATAGCTTCTGTTCTCAATGTTCGTCCCGAATGGCTTTCCGCGGGAACCGGACCGATGCGTAATGATGGACAGCAACCACCTTCCATTACCTCGACAAAAAAAAACTCAAACATATTCAGAGTTGACGTAATTGATCTGACGTTTAGCGCGGGCCCTGGTTCTTTCATGATCTCTGAGTTCGTGGAGGTTCTGCATGCCATCGAGTTCACTACCGAACATGCGCGCTCGCTCTTTGGAAACCGATCTCAGGATGACGTAAAAGTAATGACGGTAGACGGGGATAGCATGAACCCAACCATACGGTCCGGTGACCGCCTATTCTTCGACGTCTCAGTAAGAAATTTTAAGGTGGATGGCGTTTATGCATTTGTGTTCGGCCAGCACTTCCACGTAAAGCGGTTGCAGATGCAAGGGTTACAGCTGGCGGTGTTATCAGATAACCCTGCGTATAAAGATTGGTATGTGACAGAAGAGACCCAGGATCAGCTGTATATTATGGGTAAGGCGCTGATTCATGAGTCTATCGCTTATAATAAACTGTAGAGACAAAGTTGCGACTGATTTGAGCGGAAAATGTAGAGGTGGAATAGCGAGCGGTAATTTGGCCTTTTGAATCTCTAATTACACTCTCAAAAAGTTACCTGGAAGAAAAATTCACATAGCATTGCTAAGGTTTTCTAATGAGCACAAAAGATTTCAAGTTAATTACATTTGAAGAATTTGCAGAATATCTCAATAGTTTAGCTGGGGATCATATATGTCCTTTATGTTCTGAAGAGTCATGGACGCTTTATACCCCCAATGAGCTGACCCCTGGAGACGATGAAGACAGACCTAGAATGGTACCGACCATACCCGGCTCTACCTTTAAGAAGAGTGTAGACGAAAAAGGCACCTCTCTTTATAAAACACCAGCTTTAGATGTACTCATCATGCAATGCCAAAATTGCGGATTTATTAACTTTTTTAATTACAGAAAAGTTGAAAAAAACCTTGTTGACAAGAAGTATGTTAAAGTAAACGATAATAAGGCTGATGGCGATGAAACAGCATAAGGATGACTTTTATCAGCCAGCGGAGCTGGATGAGATACAGATTATCCCTGCTAGCTACGATCTGCATCGTGTGCACAATTCATCTCCAAGCTTTCATCCACTTGATATTACTAGAACAGGGTATATATTTTCTAAGCATAATCAGACAGATGAAGAGAATGATAGTGATATGAGCAACAAAACAATCAGCAGAACCGAATTTTGGCTCGGTACTATCGGGGTTATTTTTACTTGCCTTGCTGCGGCTGTAGGTGCGACATGGACTATTTCCAACAATATCAATGATAAAGCCAATGATACCAGGAAAGAGCTTGCTGCAAACATCCAAAGCAGCAAGTCTGAAATCTCTTTAAGGATGGACCGCCTAGAAGATAAATTAGATTCTAGTAGCAAAGACACATCTGACAAACTAATGAGAATCCAACTGCTTCTTGAAGCAAAGTCTGAAAACAAATGATGTCCCCCGGCCACCGCGCCGGGTTTTTTATGCCCTTTCCTCACAAACTCCGCCGCATCCCTCAAAACCCCCTTGTGAATCACGTTACCTACAGTACTACGCTTAACCTCCAACCGCTCAAAAATCGCGTCACGGTCAATTACAACGCCGTCGATTATCAACTCAACAACCGCCCAACCAATCACGCCAGCTATGAAAGCCGCCCGATCTTCCAGCAGTCCTCAGTGACATATCCATACCTAAGCCCATAAGAATACCCTGTTTGGTGTTTTTTTGAGCATGGCACGCATCTTACACAAAAATTAATCGCTTTATAAATCAAACGATAATCGACAGAATCATAATATTATCGTTTGAGCGATTGATATAATAAATCGCCTTAGCTATTATCATCTCATCAAGAAACACTAAGCGCATAAGGTGTAACGCTCAGCTGGCCGGCTATAAGGCAAACGAGAGGGAATCATCATGGTTCATCAGCACTACGGTACACAAACAGTAAACCGCGGCGCAGTTCAGCCGGGGATGCTCGTCAAACACAAAGACTCAACCTGGACGGCATCAGCTAACGCTCGCGGACGTTTGTATCTGCATCGCGGCGTAGAAATGACTTACACCAGAGATTTGCTGGTTGAAGTTTATCTGAACGGTCTGGGGCATGGACTCAGCCACTAGCGGAGGATGTCATGTTAGACAAGAAATGCGGATATTGCGGCAAGCCGGTTAAAACGGAAGAAGTAATCAAAAACACCCTTCTCTATCGCAACGGCTCACTGCTGGCGCGCAAAGAGAAAGAGTATTGCTCAAGACGTTGCGCTTCGCACGACCAGATGGCTCACGAAGCCTAACGTAAAACCCGCGCAAGGCGGGATCTACGTCCGGTGCCACCGACCAAAGTTACACCGGAAACAACATTAAAACCAAAGTTAACCCAATGGGCGCTATCAATGGTCCGGGGATTCTAACACCCAAAAAAGAGGATCTCACATGGAATTCTTTAATGTGGTTAAAGCCACTCAGAAATCCGGAAAGCAAGATGCAGTGGTCTGGTTCACTGCTAAAACCGAGGCTCGCGCCAATCTGATGCTGGATGTTGCGCTGGAAGATGCAGGTATCGAAACAGGTCGGGGTAAGGACTACGCCAAACCGATTCGCACTGATTTCCCAGTTGTCGACGGCCTGCCGAAAGAAGGTGAAGTTGATTTTACCTGGTGTGATCGCTATGAACTTCAGGACGATGGGCGCACCTGGCTGCCAAAAGCCGCTGGCGAGTCTAGTGGCGCCGTTGACTTACCCTCCACTCCTACTCCGACCGTAATCGTTGAAGACGCGACTGCGTCCGAAATTGTCCCGGTTGAAAACCGTACTCCAGCAGTCCGCTTTGCCGTCCATCTGATGATTGATAAATACCAGACTCATATCACTAAAGATCAGCAGCTGGCTGCCAGCGAAATGTCATTGGATGAAGGCAATACATATCTCCAGAGCCTGCTTGTAGCAAAGAACGATGCACCCGAGACTACCAAACTCAGCCTGAATGCTGAGTGGAAAATGATTCAGGCGGTTAAGGACATTTTCGCACCAGACGAAGAGCACGAACCAAGATTGATAGCTGCATTCATGTCTGACTGGGTGAACGCGGATGCCGGTGACCGCAATCAACTGGTAGAAGACTGGCGCAGTGGTAAGTTGCAGTTGCTCAAAACTGAAACCAACAGCGGTGCTGACGTTACAACGGGTCAAGATCTCACTGTTGAGGACAGCATCAAGAACGAAGAGAACGGACGGGCAGAAGGTGGCGTCGTTGATGGTGAAGTCGATACCGAAGAGCATTCCCAGCAGACACAGCAACCGAACCTGATCGTTGTTGCCACCCTGCCATTCCGCCAGCGCGTACTGGCTCAGTTCATCGGTGATGGAGAATATCTCTATCACGTCGATGCCGGGCAGAAAAATGAGATTGTCCGCCTTGAGATGGACACTGATGACTCTTACGTCCAGAACCTGCTGCTGGCTGCTGAGAATGTGGAAGCATTCAAAAAAGCCATTGAGCACGATATTCATAAAGTCGTGAATGCCGTTAAGAAAGTCTTCCCTGTCGACGGTAAAAAACCGGAGCTGGCGACAGTTATCCAGTTCCTGACGGTGTGGTTCAAAACTGATTACATTGACCGCGGCATCCTGGCACGCGAATGGGCCGCCGGTAACCGTATGAACAACGTACAGCGTACTGATTCCGGCACCAATGCCGATGGTGGATATGTCACTGACCGTGGACCTGATGCGCACCACACGCTTGACACTCTCGATTTAGAGATTGCCTGTGCCCTTCTGCCTATGGACTTCAACCACTTCGAAATTCCGGGCAGCATTCTTCGTCGCGCTAAAGAAATCGTGACCAAAAAAGAAGAACCGTGGAAATCATGGAGCAGCATTCTTCGTAATCAGCCAGGCGTTCTTGGCGTTAACCGCACGGCTATTTTTAACCTGGTACGTATCGCGCCGGAAAATATTCATTTAACTCCTGTCGCTCACCTGGAATTTATTAACCAGACCATGACAGCCGCGTTCAATTCCGCGGTCGAGTTATTGCCATTACATGAGGCTGAACCCGCAGCACAGGAAATTTCCCAACCTGAAAGCAAGGAGTCTCCGCGCAAATCCTTCTGCACTCACGAAGAGAACCTGCAACGCGTGCGTGAAGAAGGAGCACGCCGCCGCGCAGAGGAAGCCACAGCACAACCGCAGAAAGTCGAACAAGAACTGGTTAAAAATGTCGGTAACGGAATATTCGACGTTACGGCTTTGCTGCAGAACTCAGCAACTCATGGCACGAAAAAGGCTACGGAGACCACCAGCAATGTGCAGGTTCAAGAAACTGTCAGTGATGAAAAACAGGCTGGTGATGCGCTGCATACAGGCAAGAGCAGTGTGGAAACTGGTGAAGAGTCACATACCAGCCAGCAAGCCGATGTAAACCAGAATACAGATTCTGTCGCCCAAAATTGCGGTTCTGTAAACCAAACCGAACCAGTTGCGGCACAAACCGAGCCAGAAGCGCAATCTGACGAACCTGCTGTTGTTTACCCCGCTTACTTCGAGCCAGGTCGCTATGAAGGTCTACCGAACGAGGTTTATCACGCAGCGAACGGAATCAGCTCTACCCAGGTGAAGGATGCACGTGTATCGCTGATGTACTTCAATGCGCGCCATGTAGAGAAAACCATTATCAAAGAGCGCTCTCCTGTTCTGGACATGGGTAACCTGGTGCATGCGCTGGCGCTGCAGCCCGAGTTGCTCGATGAAGAATTCAGCGTTGAACCCTTAATTCCGGAAGGCGCATTTACCACGACGGCAACTATCCGCGCATTTATTGATGAGTACAACGCCAGCCTGCCAGCGATACTGAGCGCTGACGACATCAAAACATTGCTCGAAGAATACAACGCCGCTCTGCCTGCTCAGGTGCCGCTGGGTGGTTCAGTCGAGGAAACTGGCCAGAGCTATATGTCGCTGCCAGAAGATTACCAGCGTATCGAAGCGGACCAGAAACAGACCGCAACGGCAATGAAGGCCTGCATCAAGGAATACAACGCTACTCTGCCTGCACAGGTGAAAACCAGCGGTAGCCGTGATGCGTTACTCGAGCAGCTGGCAATCATCAATCCTGACCTGGTTGCACAGGAAGCGCAGAAGCCTGCGCCGTTGAAAGTGTCCGGTACTAAAGCAGATCTGATTCAGGCCGTGAAGTCTGTTAATCCGGACGCCGTCTTCGCCGACGAACTGTTGGATGCGTGGCGCGAGAATCCGCAGGGGAAAGTGCTGGTCACCCGCCAGCAGCTGAGCACTGCACTGAGCATTCAGAAAGCCCTGCTCCAGCACCCGACCGCCGGCATGTTGCTTCAGCACCCAAGCCGCGCCGTTGAGGTGAGCTACTTCGGCTTTGACGACGAAACCGGACTCGAAGTCCGTGTGCGCCCGGATCTGGAAATCGACCTGGACGGGGTGCGCATCGGCGCCGACCTGAAAACCATCAGCATGTGGAACATTAAGCAGGAAGGACTGCGCGCCAAACTGCACCGCGAGATCATCGACCGTGACTACCACCTGAGCGCGGCAATGTATTGCGAGACAGCTGCGCTGGACCAGTTCTTCTGGATTTTCGTCAACAAAGACGAGAACTACCACTGGATCGCCATCATCGAGGCATCAGCCGAACTGCTGGAGCTGGGCATGCTCGAGTACCGCAAGGCGATGCGCGCTATCGCTACCGGCTTTGACACTGGCGAATGGCCAGCGCCGATCACCGCTGATTACACCGACGAACTGAACGACTTCGACCTGCGCCGCCTTGAAGCGCTGCGTCTGGCTTAAGGGAGGATTTGACCATGCAAAATACCAACATCATTACGACTGAGCAGGCTCCTAACACCATTTCCGCCAGCAACGCTGTGTTCAACGTGCAGGCGCTCGGCCAGCTTACCTCTTTCGCTGAATTGATGGCGCAGTCTGCCGTCACCGTTCCCAAACACCTTGCGGGGAAACCCGCCGACTGTATGGCTATCGTCATGCAGGCTATGCAGTGGGGAATGAACCCATATGCGGTTGCCCAGAAAACGCACCTAGTGAATGGCGTTCTGGGTTATGAAGCGCAACTGGTTAACGCAGTGATTTCCAGTTCCAGCGCCATTATTGGCCGCTTCCATTACGAATACGGCGGTGACTGGGCAAAAATTGCCGGCAAAAAAGACGGCCGCGATGAATTAGGCCTGTTTATCCGGGTTGGCGCCGTACTGCGCGGAGAAGAAGAAATCACCTGGGGTGAACCAATCTACCTGGCAGATATCACCACACGTAACTCTCCATTGTGGAAAACAGCGCCGAAACAGCAGATCGCTTATCTGGCAGTCAAGTACTGGGCACGCCTGTACTGCCCTGAAGTCATCCTCGGCGTCTACAGCCCAGATGAAGTTGAGCCGCATACTGAGAAAGAGATTAACCCGGCACCGAAGCACGTTAACCTGGCTGAAATTTCTGGTGACACCGTCACAACCACGCAAAGCGCACAGGAATCGTCGGTAAATATCGACTCTCTTGCCGATGATTTCCGCGAACGCATCGATGCTGCTCAGGATGTTGATAGCGCCAAAGCACTGCGTGCTGATATCGAAAGCGCGAAGGCCACGCTCGGTTCAGCCCTGTTCACTGAGCTGAAGAACAAAGCGGTGAAACGTTATTACCTGGTTGATTCGCGCAACAAGGTTGAAGCCGCAATCAACTCCCTACCGTCTCCGGACGAACCGAATGCAGCAGCACGTTTCGGGGAAGTTGAGCGAGTTCTTGCAACGGCGAAACGTCACCTGGGCGACGAGCTGCACGATCAGTTCAGCATCACCCTGGCGGATATGAAACCGGAATACGTTGGCTAACAGATTTGGGAGGGTTCGCCCTCCCGTTGAGGAGATGTAATGCGACTGATTAACCGAGGTAATCAGCAATCCCCGTTAGCGCGTCAGGCATGCGACATAGCACTGGCCACTCATCACGAACGCTACGGCGACTATGGCCGCAGCAAGATGAAAGAGACTTATACGGTGAGAGTTGAAGGTGTGAAGGTCTGGGTGGAGGTAGTGAACCGCAAGGCGAGCTACGTGGCCACGGCTATGACAGGCATGCGCAGATTAAGAGCGCTGCCGGGCCAGGTTTCTTGATATTACTATTTGAAATGGCCCAATTCGGGCCATTGGAGAAAAACGATGGATGATATTTTGCTGACGTCAGACCTGACCAGTCGATACAAAATCTCACGTAAAACCCTTTGGTCATGGCAAAGCACAGAAACTATGCCGCGGGGTTTTGCGAAGCCGTTCCCCGCCCCGGACTTTCCCGGTAACCCTAACCGCTGGAAGTCGGAGTCAGTCAAAGAGTGGGAAGGTGTGAAACAGCCAATTAACTGAACGGCTCACCGATGATGTTTTCAAGATGGCTCTGCCAAACGTGGAGCCAGTGTTTTTGATCATCGATGTAGTCATGCAGGTTATAGTGCGCCATCACGCCAACCATTTGGTGACCAAGTAACTTTTCAATCACATGCGGCGGACAGCCAAGTTCTGAAAGATTTGTTGCGATTGTTCTTCTCATATCATGGAGAGACCAGGGCTCCATGCCGGATTCTGACCAAATATACCTAGCGTAGTTCGAAGCAACTGGCGGATGAACCGGGACGTCTTTAATTTCCCCATCCAGTAAGCGCTGTGAAGTGACTAAATGCTTTGTGTTGATCTTCTCAAGATGATTTTTTACCAGTCCCACCGCAGCATCAGAAAGAGCCCTTCTCATGTGCACTCGCGTTTTGTAACTTCCAGCAGGAACTATCCACTCATTTTCATCCAGCTTGAACCATGACCTTTCGCTCAACCGAATCTCTGCCGTCCTACAGCCGGTCAACATAATAAATTTCACAAGAAACACGGACTCTATAGACATACGGTTTTGCAGCCACCGATAAATAGCCACCAGCTCACGATCATCCAGGCGCCGCGTTCTCTTTTTCGGTTTTTGGCCAACGTCAGTGGGTAGCAATCCCTCGAGCGGATTGGTCGATATTACGCCTCGGTTAATACAGAACCTGAATGAGCGTTTGCACAGCGAAAGCATATAATGAGCCATCACCCTGCTTTCAATCTGATCAAATACATCTATCCAGTGCCTTTTTGTCGAATTGTCGACTTTGACGTTTCGCATCGACTCGGCGATATGCTTGGCAAATACCAACTGATAATAATCTGTCTTGGTCAGTTGATTAGCGATGCAGTGTTTCTCGATCCAATAATTGAATGCTTCCGATACGGCCATGGAACCTTCGCGGGTCAATTTCTCCAGCTTTACTTGCTCCCGGGGATCGAGTCCTTCAGTAAGCCAGGTTCTAAATTGCTGACGCCTTTCCCTTGCCTGAGCAATACTCATTGCTGGATAATCGCCGACATTGAGTTTTACAGCTTTACCAGCCCATCTGTACCGGTAGAAGAAAGAAACCTTTCCGGCCTGACTAATCCTTGCGTTGAGTCCGTGAGAATCTGAAATAGTTTCGATATCATCGCGTTTCTTGCCAAGGGCCTTCCTGAGCTTTGTGTCAGTGATCATTGAATGGGTACACATTTGGCTTTTGAGTACGCAAAAGTGTACACAAAACTCATTGCTCAAAGATACCCGCAATGTAACACTTGTACTCGGAGTGAGATAATTGGAAGGCTGAAAGGCAGGCGGCAGAAGGGTTCAACGTAACAGAACGTTTTTATGCGAAATTCTTCGAAATGAGCTGAATGACAATACAAAAAAGTATTTTAAAAACAAAACAAAAACAGACATTGGGCACCGCCAGCGGTGCCCTTTTGGGATCAGATGCTGTGGATCGCAAACAGCAACGAGTTGCGTTGATGGTTGAGAATGCACTTTCTGATAGTGTGGATACGCATATTACGACGCGATTGTCCTTCAAGCCAACGTGCTTTACGGCGGCTAGCCTGACGCAGCATCCGCCAGCGTCCCACTTCCGTTCTACTACGCTTCATGTTTACTACTCTTTCAGTCACTGAGTGGCCATTATAACGCCACACCGAATGCAGACCAGCGGTTTTCCCGTGTTTTTATTTGCCAGATTAATCCTGATGCGTAAACTCTTAACAATACGCTTTCAAAAGGATTTTTAAATTTATGACAACCTTCTACACCGTGGTGAGTTGGCTGGTCATTCTGGGTTACTGGGTACTCATTGCTGGCGTAACATTACGCATTCTAATGAAACGACGCGCAGTGCCCTCCGCAATGGCCTGGCTTTTGATCATCTATATTCTGCCATTGGTAGGGATCATTGCTTATCTGTCCTTCGGTGAGCTCCACCTGGGTAAACGCCGCGCCGAACGCGCCCGGGCAATGTGGCCGTCAACGGCCAAGTGGCTGAACGATCTTAAAGCCTGTAAGCATATTTTTGCGCAGGAAAACAGCAGCGTCGCCTCCTCCTTATTTAAACTGTGCGAGCGTCGTCAAGGAATCGCCGGCGTTAAGGGAAATCAGCTGCAGCTGCTCACCAGTTCAGATGACGTGATGCAGGCGCTGATCCGTGATATTCAACTGGCGCGCCACAACATAGAGATGGTGTTCTACATCTGGCAGCCGGGTGGTATGGCCGATCAGGTAGCCGAGTCGTTAATGGCTGCCGCGAGGCGTGGCATTCACTGTCGCCTGATGCTGGACTCCGCCGGCAGCGTGGCATTCTTCCGCAGCCCTTGGGCGGCGATGATGCGTAACGCAGGCATCGAGGTTGTAGAGGCGCTGAAGGTGAACCTGATGCGTGTATTTTTACGCCGTATGGACCTGCGTCAGCACCGCAAAATGATCATGATCGACAACTACATTGCGTATACCGGCAGCATGAACATGGTCGATCCGCGCTTCTTCAAACAAGATGCAGGCGTTGGGCAATGGGTTGATTTAATGGCAAGAATGGAAGGCCCGGTAGCCACCGCTATGGGCATCGTCTATTCTTGCGACTGGGAAATTGAGACCGGAAAGCGCATTTTGCCCCCGCCACCGGACGTCAATATCATGCCGTTTGAGCAGGCCAGCGGGCACACCATTCACACAATTGCCTCGGGTCCTGGTTTCCCAGAAGACTTGATTCATCAGGCGCTGTTAACCGCAGCTTATTCAGCGCGCGAATATTTAATTATGACCACGCCTTACTTTGTTCCCAGCGACGATTTGCTGCATGCAATTTGTACGGCAGCACAGCGTGGGGTCGACGTCAGTATCATTCTTCCGCGTAAGAATGATTCCCTGCTGGTTGGCTGGGCAAGCCGGGCCTTTTTCACTGAGTTGCTGGCAGCTGGCGTTAAAATTTATCAGTTCGAAGGCGGCCTGCTGCATACCAAGAGCGTACTGGTCGATGGCGAGCTGAGCCTGGTCGGTACCGTTAACCTGGATATGCGCAGTCTGTGGCTCAATTTTGAAATCACGCTGGTCATTGACGATGCCGGATTCGGCGGCGACCTCGCCGCCGTGCAGGATGATTATATTTCGCGTTCCCGCCTGCTTGATGCCCGTTTGTGGGTAAAACGACCACTCTGGCAGCGGATAGCAGAGCGACTGTTTTACTTCTTTAGTCCGTTGCTGTAAAACGTGCCCATCAGACAGTAAACAGGTAGTCATTATGGATATGGATTTGAACAATCGCCTGACCGAAGACGAAACGCTTGAGCAGGCTTACGACATTTTTCTCGAACTGGCTGCGGATAACCTCGATCCGGCAGATATCATTCTGTTCAATTTGCAGTTTGAAGAACGCGGCGGTGCCGAGTTATTCGATCCGGCAGAAGACTGGCAGGAGCATGTTGATTTTGACCTGAACCCTGATTTCTTTGCCGAAGTGGTGATTGGTCTGGCAGATACAGAAGACGGCGAGATTAACGATATTTTTGCGCGCGTTTTATTATGTCGCGAAAAAGATCATAAGCTCTGCCATATTCTCTGGCGCGAATAA